AATGTTGGTATTCCAGATGCATTTTCTGGCAAAACAATTGTTAAATCTCATCGGTTAGCAAGCACATTGACTATGACTACAACTTCTGACACTTATATTTTATTATTACCTACCCCTGGTTATGCAATTTGGAAAGCTGATATTGTAGCTGGTGGTGCACCAAGTGCCACAACTGTATGGACTGGCACACCATTTGCTGACACAACAACTTTATTTCCTGTTTCAAATCCATCCGTTAATTTAAATCAATTTCGTATGGTCTCTAATATCATCGAATTACAATGTACTTCAAATGCAACTCAATGGTCTGGCAGCATTACTTGTTGGAAATTTCCAACAACTTGCTTTGTTGTTGGCCAAAACAATCAAACACAAAATCTATACCAAGTTGATGGTCTTGAAAATTGCACGACTCCACCTGGCATGTGTTATACGACAGCTCAGAATTTAGGATTATATGCACCATGTTATCATCTAACTGAACAATTCACCTTTAATCCTATTATTAATAGTTTATTTGTTAATAGAACTGATACTGGTGCTTATGGATATCTTTCTAATCAATTATTTGGTTATGATCCTGGACTTGAAGCATTGTGTATACGTATTTCAGCATCAAACTCATCTTTTATCATTCGTAATTGGCAATGTGTTGAATATCAAGTTAATATCTCATCCACATTGTATGACTATGCACGTATTTCTGCACCTAAAGATGAAAAAGCTCTTAAAGCTTATCATCATTTCACACGTTCTTGTGCGATTGCTTATAATTCATTTCAAAATGAAAATATGTGGCAACGATTTTTAGCTATGTTTATTCAAGGCACAAGAGCAGCATCAGTATTACCTGGTGCTTATGGTGCAGTTGCTGGCGGTTTGAACGCTGTTGGTACTGGAATCCAAACACTTCTAATGTAATTAGAAGTACACAAATATCGAAGGAAAACGATTATAACGGTCGAAACCGGGCTATAAGCTAACCAAAAAATAGTTAAATATGTGATACACTGGGTTCACATTTCACTTCACTA